TGTAACTGTAGTTTGGTTGAAACAACATAATGTTAACTACCACGGTCTCATAATGAACAAACCTAGATGTGTTAATGTTGATGATGAGTATGTTTGGATTGATAACAGATTAGTCAGAGGAGTTACTTACAGAGGACTATGGGGCAATCTTAAAGAAGTAGTAAAAAACATATTAACATTTGGAGATTAAAATGTAATTTCATATAATAAAGAAAAAAAATATGAAGACCGCATTTAAGATTTCCATTGTAATAATATCATGGATGTATACAATGAGTTTAGTTAGTGAGTATGTATTATCCCGGCCATTTAATGCAGCACTCCAAATAATTATTTCATTGGCAATGTTGTTGTATACCGCATATAGTTTACGGTATGTTGCAACGCAAATTTATAAATTTTTCACCAAAAACAATTAATTAATGATTACAACAATTTTATTAGTAGCAACATTGGTTGCAACAGGCTATTATTTTTTATCTACAAAAGATAAAGCATGGTTTAAAGGAGAAACAGATCGATGGGGCAATAGCGATGATAAATTCAATGCTATTTGGCTCATTAAAGGTATTTTAATCTTCATAGTAGGTATGGTCGTAACAGGTATTCAGCCATTTGCAATTGAAAGAGTTGATGCAGGGCATGTTGGTATTAAAGTTAACTTAACTGGTAACAGTAGAGGTGTATCTAAATATGAATATAAAACAGGTTGGGTAGTATACAATACATGGACAGAAAACATGTATGAATTTCCAACCTATCAGCAACACATTGAATTCGATCAACAACAGGTAATTACTAAAGGAGGTTTCCCGGCTGATATTAAACCTTCATTTAACTATTCACTAAAAGCAAATGCAGTTGGCGATATGTTCCAGAACTTGAGATTGCCTATTAAAGATGTAGAGCAAGGATGGTTGAAAACTGCTATTGTTGGTGCAGTGAATGATGTGGCTAATACCTGGGAGGTAGATTCAATCTTTGGCCATCGAGCTGGTTTCGAAGCTGCAATTGTAGCAGAATGTAATTTAAGATTGTCAAAGTGGTTTACAGTATCACAGATGCGTTCTAATATTATTCCACCAGAAGCATTGCAAGAAGCAATTGTAGCAAAAACACGCTCAGTACAACAAGCAGAAGCATCCATCCAACAAGCATTAGCAGCAAAAGCTGACGGAGAAAGAAAAATTGCAGTAGCAAGAGCAGATTCTGCAGAAACAGTCATTAATGCATCTGCAAAGGCAAGAGCGATGGAATTAACTCAACAAAAATTAACACCATTGTTTGTTGAATATAAGAAAATTGAGAAATGGGATGGACAATTACCTACCACAATGGCAGGTGGTTCCGGAACATTCTTGAATATAAAATAAAACACAAAAATTTGGCCACAAAAAAAGTGCTAGCAGAAATGTTAGCACTATTTTACTGTTTATTAAAATTTATATGCCATAAAATATTCTGTAATGACTCCATTGCCGGGAACTGCGGTAACAACTGTAACAGGACCTTTAGTTACAACAGCACCAGCTGGTTTATCTGCCATTACTTCCGATTTACCACGTGTATGTCCCCAACCACCGCGACGATTGAATTGCCAAATACCATCAGACTTAAGTAATGGAATATCAATTGTCAATTTATAGCCAGATTTGGGTAATTTTTCGCAATTAGTGTCAATATTATTAATATCTGGTTCTAATGTTCTTGTTGCTAAAAATGGATTTAATTCAAACAGGATAACATTGAATAATTGATGAAGCGTATCGCTACTACCATAATTTGCGTGTGATATCGAAATACCAGATCCGGGTCCATTATATGTTAGTTTGAAATTTGAATCTGAAATATCTACGTTAATATACTTTCCAATAAATTTATCACGATGTGATGACCATTGTCCTCCAGATTTAGTACCCGTTCCAATAATACGGCTTAGTTTAGATGAACCCGAACTTGGTTTAGAATCGACATCTTTTTTAGCGATATCTTTTTTAGATACATCTTTTTTAGCAATATCCTTTTTAACAATATCTTTTTTAGCGATATCTTTTTTATCTTTATCCTTCTCCATACTTTTATCCTTCGGTTTCTTATCAGTTTTTTTATCTGATTTATCTGATTTATCTATAAACTTTGTTAATATACTAATTGCAGTTTCATAATCTTTTGCAAGTAGTCTATTTTTCATATTTACCCATCCAGGAGTTAATTTTAATTGTGTATACCACACATCGTCAACTCTTTTATACTCATACGGATCTGTCTCTGCCGTAGTAAATGGGTAGATATTTTTATCTTCTCGAAGTAAATTTTTTAATCGTATCATATTAATAAATATGGATTCATTTGGATTCATGTAATATATTTCTTATATTTAATGTATGAAAGAATCAGTTAATTATATTGACCCAATATATAGGTTATCCTTAAGAGATGCAGAATCAGTTCCTCGCAGAATATCTTATTCACAATGGTCGGTTTTTGAAACATGTCCACAACGATGGAAACTAACATATATTGACAAATTAGATACATTTACTAGTAGCATTGATACATGTTTTGGTACTGCATTTCACGAAACTATGCAGGAATATTTAACCACAATGTACAATGACTCGGTTAAGAAGGCAGAACTGATAGATTTCCGTGCTGTATTAACTAGTAAATTGAAATCAGAATATAGTACCGCCGTACAAGACAACGCCGGCAAACACTTTTCAAACGCAGCTCAATTAGGCGAGTATTTAGAAGACGGTGTTGCGATACTAGATTGGTTCCGTAAACGACGCAAACAATACTTTTCTACGAAGGATTGGCAATTGGTTGGAATTGAAATTGAATTGTGCACCCCAGCATCTAAATCAAATAACTCAGTATATTGGCATGGCTTTATTGATATAGTATTACGTCATGTTCCTACTAATACATTTACGGTAATTGACATAAAAACATCTAGAGCTGGTTGGAATAAACATCAAAAAGCAGATCCAGTTAAAACAGCACAATTAGTAGCATATAAGAATTATTTTTCAGAACAATTTGGAGTATCGAAAGATAATATAGATGTAGAATTCTTTATAGTGAAAAGAAAGTTAATTGAAGAGTCGATGTTTCCACAAAAACGAATTCAACAATTTAAACCAGCTTCTGGTAGTGTTACTCAAAAGAAAGTTCAACGTCAGATAGATGCATTTGTAGAATATTGTTTCGATGAGGCTGGAGAACGTATTGCAGATAAACCATACATGGCTCGTAGTGGAAAGGGCGATAAAAATTGTAAATATTGTCCATTTAAAACAGATTATGTAAATTGTCCTAAAGAAGGTAGGATTCGTCAATAAAAATATTTATATTAGTAATATGATTAAGTATAAACACAAACATATCTATGTATATGGGTATCATATCAATAAGAAACCACCGATGGTAGGAGTTACTCCATATGAATATGTTTTATGCACAGATCACGATAATCCAAATGGAAAACAAAATAGAGCAATATTAGAATCTATGCTTCGGATTGTTTGGGGCTATATGCCTAAAGTTGTTAAATTTAAATATGAAAAACAAATATGACAAAAGTTGCATTAATTGGTAATACTGGTTGGCAGAATAAAAGAAAAATTCAGGAAACATTGCAATCGTTAAAATCAAAGTTTACAGAAGAATTATATATAATAGGCGCTGGCGGAACAGAGGGCGCAAATTATTATATAAGAAAGTATGCATTAGAATTCGGGTTGCAATATAAAGAATTTAATCCGTCATTTTCTGGTTATAATTTATATTCAGCAATGCCCGAATCATATTATGGCAAAAAATATCATTTCAGTCAATTACATCACCGAATGAAGTTAATTGCAGAACATTGTGATTATATGATGATACTATCTAATGAGTCTCAATTAGATCCTGTGCTAAAAACCGCATATACGAACATAAATAAACTAAATAAGCCAGTTGTTATACTTGGTTGATATTTATATTAAATAGTTATAAACAAAAAGAAAGGTTACATGATGTCGTTACCACGATTAAAAAAAGTAGATCCTAACAAACCAAAGAAAAAGAAAATCTTATTATTAGGAGATGATTTCCGTTTACCATCAGGTATTGGAACTATTAGTAAAGAGATTATCTTTAATACTGTTAAAGAATTCGATTGGGTACAATTAGGAGGTGCATTGCAACATCCAGATGCCGGTAAGGTTTTTGATTTATCTTCGGAGATTTCAAAAGAAACTGGAATAGATGATGCATCAGTTAAATTAATACCATATAATGGATATGGCGATAAAAATATTTTATTTGCTATATTACAACAGGAACGTCCGGATGCAATATTACATTTTACAGATCCTAGATATTGGATTTGGTTATATCAACTAGAACATGAAATTAAAACTACATTTGATATTCCATTAGTATATTACTCAATTTGGGATGATTTACCATATCCTATGTGGAATGCTCCATATTATGGCTCATGTGATATGATTATGGGTATTAGCAAACAATCCGATAATATTCATCGAGAAGTATTAACACAAAATGGATTTAATGTAATTAACTATGATGAATCTGACTTTGTTCCTGGGTATTTAAAAAACAATGAAATTATCACAGGGTTTGTTCCACACGGACTGAATCATAATATATTTACACCAATTGACAAAGAAGGTGATTTATATAAAGACACATTTAAACGTTTAAAAACAGATACTGGATGCGATTTTATTGTTATGTGGAATAACCGCAATATCAGAAGAAAACAACCAGGAGATTTGATTTTAGCATTTAAACACTTTGTTGATGAATTACCAGAAAATTTAAAACAAACAGTTGGGTTGTTATTACATACTCAACCAGTTGATGAAAATGGTACAGATTTACCGGCAGTAGCAGCAACGTTGGCTCCAAAATGTAAAATTATATTTTCAGACCAAAAAGTATCTGCAATTGAATTAAATGCAATGTATAATGTAGCAGATGTTGTGGTTAATATTGGATCTAACGAAGGTTGGGGACTTAGCTCAACAGAAGCAATGTTAGCAGGTCGCCCTATCATTAACAATGTTACTGGCGGATTACAAGATCAATGTGGATTTGTAGATGAAGATGAAAATTGGATTCAATTCGATGGTGAATTTGCAACAAATCACACCGGCAAATTCAAATTGCATGGAACTTGGGTTAAACCAGTATTTCCTAGCAATAGATCATTACAAGGATCTCCATTAACACCATATATCTTCGATGACCGAGTTAAATTTGAAGATGTTGCAGATGCAATCTCATATTGGTATAATACACCACAAACACTTCGCGAAGAGATGGGAGCAGATGGTAGAGATTTTTGTTTGAAAAATGGATTAACTGCAGAACAAATGGGTAATAAAATGATTGAAATGTTTAATTATTTATTTGCCACAGACAGAAATCCTAAAGCACAATACACATTGACAAAAGTAGAACCAAAAAATTACACAAAAACAGGAATTGTATAATGAGAACAGCAGTTATAGCATCACCAGTACAAACTCAATCAGGTTATGGTCACCACGCACGCGAAATTATCACTAATTTGATTGAACAGCGAGGTTCTGAATGGGATATTAAATTATTGTCATTGCCATGGGGGTATACTCCAATGACATATCCGATACCACAA